TCCAGTTCCAGTAACTTTTAGATTACCTTCCGACAAAGTACTATTATCATAGTTACTTAGTGGATTAAAAGTACAAAAATTATTTGTAGGGCTATCTTTAACAGCATCATGTGTTGCAAAATTCACTGGTGTAAAGTTGTTGCCATTACCAGATGAGTCCTTACCCATAGTTGTTGCTGAAGTGCCACTTGTATCACTAAAATTTAAATAGTATCCGTTTGTTCCATAAGTAATTGCAGATATGACATCACTACTTTTTTTGGGAACCCATTGACCAGTTGTTGCGTCAGTCTCTGCAAAATCACTTGCTTGGTATTTATTGCCATCAGAATAATGTATCTCAGCAAAATAAAAATTTGAAGCAGAGGAACCCCAATCGCCGTCTCTTCCAATAAACATTTTTATTCCAGATTGGTTCATTCCATAGGAAAAATCAGGTGGGTTCATTCCAGAATTTAAAGATAATTCTTCTCCATTTATCCATATTCTTTGCGTGGTATTAGCTGCGTCTACTTGCCAAACTATGTGATACCAAGCACCTGTATCTCTAAATACACGACTATTTACAGATCCATATGGGTTAGAACCGCTTGTATCGAAATATGAATATATTTGATCACTTTGCATATAAAGTGCAGCAATACCATCGTTACCTGAAACATTATTACTACTGAAAAGGTAAGTTGTTCCTCCAGTATCATGCAATAAAGTTCTTTTAAACCATGCACTCCATGTCCAAACTTTTTGATTTCCTGTACTAGATGGTGTCCTCTCTAAATACATTGAATCAGATTTAATAAATTTTAAACCACGATCTACGCTATATGTAGTGTCAGCAACGGCTCCAGACGAGCCTATTCTTATTGGATCAAAAAATGGCATTACTTAACGTCTAAAGAAACTGCACAATGAATGACGTTGCTTGATAAAATTATGTAATCTATTCGATCAACCGCAGCAGCCGTTGTTGTTAATGTTGGTGCAGTTCCACCTACAAATTTAAATGCTGAGTTAAAGGAAGCCGTACGAGAGCCTGTACCATCTTGCGTAATGAATATTGACCCTGCCTGACCAACCACTTGATTGCTAGGTGCTGCAAAGGTTCTGTTACCACCGAGTGTCACTGAATGATGACAGGCTGTAGCCATATCTATTGTTATTGTTGAACCATCAGAAAGGGCTGTGATATTAGCTGCGGCTCCGCCTGTCAGGTCAATACCAGCATTTGCATCTACATTTGTTAAAAAAGTAATTTGACCTCCAGAAAATCGTGCGTCATGATTTCCGTCAAATCCTAGTTCTAAATGACCACTACTATTATCTAAGAAAATAGCTCTACCACCACTGTCATCACTAATAAGCTGAAAGTTATCAGCTTGAATATGTATATCACCATCAGCAGCAATTATTTCATTTGTATTTGAAGTGCTTTCATGGAATATTTCTAAATTATTATCAGTACCAGTACCAAATACAGCTTTTGAATCATCAGCAAATTCAAGAGCATTATCAGACCTGTCAAAAACTATGTCTCTTCCAGCAGTAGCACCATCAAAAGTTACATCTTCATTAAAAGTTGATGTTCCGTTATAAATATTTGCCGCTGAAAAAGTACAAGCTGCTGCAAAAGTATTACTTGCAGATAACGAAGCATGACCAAAGTTTGTGGCCGATACATCACCCAAACTTACAAAGTCATTATTGGCCGCATTTCTAATTTTTAGAGTATTACCATCAATGTGTGGAACATAAGCCGCTACACCGATTGAAGGATCACCAGAGCCTTGATTTAAAGTACTTAATGCAGATATTATTTGGTTAAGTTTTGTTCTTACAACAAGACCAGTTCCGTTATCAACTGTAAAGCCAGAACCACCAGTATTATCGACTCTTGCCATAGCAAACCAACTTTTTTCCTAAGTATATCCTAAAAATTAACCTTTACCAAAACCTATTGCAGTAAAGTTAAAGTTTCGATCAACAGAGTTGCCAGAACTATTTTTAAAGTGAACAGTAAATCCAGTTCCAGTTATACTAGAAAGCTCGAAAAAATCACCTGATGCCATATTAAAAGCAGTAATACCGATAGCTGGTGGATTTGAATTTGCACCTAATAATGCGCTAGTACCCGTGAAGAACGGTGAATCGAAGGTTATTGACTTGGCTCCTGATCCTGATGCGATTGTTGTTGTGCTTTGTTCTGTTCTTCTTTGAAATTCTGCAAAATATCCAAGTTGACTGACTCTTATATCTTGGTTTGTATCTTGAGTTGTTAACACACATTTAAATTTAAATGCTCTGCCTTTAAATGTTCCATTAGCAAACTTCTGAAAACCTGAGTAGCTTGTTGCATCTTGTGAAGTCTGAACAAATACTTCTGCATTTGTATCAACTGACGCAGTTCCATCAAAATCCTGTCTTGCATCAATATCTGTTACTGAATCAATTAAATCTGAAGAATAAACAGAATCAGTTTGAATTAGTTTTCTAAGATCAAGACTAAATACAGCACCTAAATCTAAAGTTTCGTTAAATAAATATGTGCCAGTTGCTGAGACACCGCCAATATCATCAATCGAGGTTTCTGAATCTATATCTGTACTATCATCAAAGTTTCCAGTTCCAGCCAAACTTATTGATGATGTTCCAGAATCAAATCCAACATTAGTTTTTGCACCTTGAAAAGGTGGAGAATCTTGATCCTCTCTTCTTGATTGCACTAACAATTTAGGCTGTGTTTCAGGTAAATCAATTACAAGTGATGTTTCTCCAGTACTAAATCTGTCACCATCATCTTGTGCCTTAAGAATGTACTCTCCTTCAAGTAAAGGAACAACTTTTTCTGTTGATGCACCACTTAATGCTAAAACAAGGTCGGTTGCATCTTGAAAAGTACCGCTGCCGTCAGTTTTTGGGGTGTGCCTTATGTGAATACGCCCCCCTGCACGAACGTCAGCATCTGTAACAGCATCCCATCTTAATCTGATTTCTTTATCTGATATCGGCTCGTAAGTAAGATTTGTTATGTCTGAAGGTGGAGCAGTTTTACCAACAGCATTAAAGGTCAATGTTGCTGGTGTTCTACTAGGCTCATTTATACCATTAAAAGAAAATAGTCTAAATTCATATGTTCCAGCTTCACTGTTAACGATTTCTGCATAGCTTGAAACTGTTTCTATTTTTGTGAAACTTCCATTGTTTACTCTGTAATGTAGTTCATATCTGGCAGCACCCGATTGAGTTTGCCAATCTAATAATATTTTTGAAACTGCTTTATTGTTAATTAAAACAATTTGTTCTGTTGCCTGTAATCCAACAGGAGGATCTAAAACTTGAGTTAAAATATTTATATTTCTTGTAGGTAAAGCTGACCCATCCTCAACAAAAGCATATTTTCCCTCATTATGTTCTAAAGCTGTGATTGAATATGTAGAATCATCATTTTCACTTACAGAAACAACTCTCCATGTTGATGTTTCCAATGTTGAATTTTCTAAAACATATGGAGCATTTGTATTTGGTGATGTAGAAAAAGCTGAAGAAACAGTGATTGTTTTTCCACTAATACCACTTATATTTTTGGTTTCTAATGTGCCATCTGGCATCACAATTGAAATTGTTGGACTTAGTGACAAACTGGGAATATCAGTAGAATCTTCATCATCTAAAACAACAACAGTTGTACTGGTGACAGATGAAAGCAAACCACCTCTCCTTACTCCAGCTTTTAAAGAATCTGCAATTTCAATAATATCTCCGCACCTTACCAATACTCCAGCTGCAGCAGTTGTTGTAAAAGCACAGGTTTCTCCAGAATTTTGCTCATTAAATAAAAACCATCTTCCTAATCTTGCAGCTTGACCTCTTGAAGTACAAGCAAAAGCTTTTATAGTTTTAGTTCTTACTCCATACTTTGTTTGAGTAGAAGAATCAGCCTCCACAGTTTCAATATCTAGTTCCTGTGTGGTCATATCAAAATATTGAACGTGAATTATTGTATGTCTTGTTTTTAAACTTGATCCGTTATAAACAAAACCATCTTCTAAAACATTTGAATTATTAAAAATGTATTTTGTTGCTTGACTCTCTGCATCTTGAGAAATAGCTATTGAACCAGCAGAATAAAATGCAATTGCTCTCATAGAGCCACACAGTGCATTGATTAAATCAAATGCAGATGATTGCTGTGTAATCGAGACGTTAACTGAGAAGCGTGGCTCGGTTGTTCCATTACCAGATCCATCATCAACCATCCCTCCACAATATTCACTGACGGTCTTAAAACTAAATTTATCAAGAGAAGATTCAGCAATATTACATCCATATCTATCATTTGTTAATAAATCATATAAAATCCAAGCTGGATCTGAACTCCACTCTTTACTTGCTTTAAAAGTGCCATCCCATGTCCCAGAATAAGTAAGACTTCCAAAAGTAGAATTTACAGTTGCATTAGAAGGTATTTTTATTTTTATTCCTCTTATTCTGTAACGTCTATTTGGTATTCTTGGGAACTTTTCAGCACTAAAACGCAAGCCAACATGAGCAGTATTTGGATAAGCATTTTGAGTCATTATTATGTTGGTTGCACTTGAGAATCTAAATGCATTAACAATTTTTGAATCTGTACTGTCCGCTGTTACTCTTTCAACCCTTATCTGAACTGGGAAAGATGTTCCACTTGCAAGGTTTATTAAATAATCTCTAAAATATGCATTTGTTGATCTCCCTTTTACAGTGTCATCTACAGCAGTTGTTGTAGTGCCATCATTTTCAATTATTTTTATTCTTAACTGAACTTCTGTTCCATCAATTCCACCCTTATCGTTAAAAACTTGCATCGAAGGAAATTGTAAAGTTACCCTTACTGCATTAATTGTTGTCTGACTAACTGTATGAGTTACAGGATTTGAAGTTGTAACCTCTGTTCCTATACCTACCTCTGTCTCAATATTTTTAATTCCAGAGATAAAAGTTTGACTTGATGTTCCCTCCCTAAATTCAAAACCAACATCTTTAAAATTAAAGTCACTGTCATTAGGAGCAGTCACACTGGCAGCTGCTTGAAGTATTGGTGTTTGATTAAGAAAAATATCCTTTTTAAAACTATTTATATAAGCTGTTGATGTCTTGTCTGTTACACCATTTTTTGATGCTGTTGCACTGCCCTCAATCTCTCCCTCAGAAAGTAGCTCCACAATTGTATTAAATTGTTTTGAAGATAATGCACCACTAGGTAAATCAGGATTAGAAAAAGTTGTACTTTGATCAAATTCTTTTATAGACATTAATTTGTTCCCTCTACCTGAACTGTATCAATTCCATTTGAAACAACAATGGAACCAACTACAATTTCTCCATATGCCAAATTCACTGGAATACCAGCTTGACTAATATTTGTCAGCCCTGTGAATGAGTAATTACTTGCCAAGGCAGATGGGTCAAGTGGATCTTGCATTGACTGTTGGTTTTGTGTGGGTTCTTGTGGTGCAATCAATTCATTTATTCCTTTTTGTATTAAATTTACTGCGACATAAGAAAGAACATAGCTTACAATTTTGCTTGTAATATATTTTTTTGTCAAATATTTTAGACCAACTCCTAAAATTAGTGTAAAAAAGTTTCCATGTACTAAAGGTATTATTTTAATTTCTTGTTCAGTTTGTATATTCAATAAATCCTTTGTTATTGGTTTGTCTCCTACTTTTACACAAAAAAGTTGTTTAGACATTTTTTCTTCTAAACCTTTAAAATTGCAAAACAAAAAACTAAACGCTTGATAAGGTGAATTGACATCTGCCATAAATTCACTTTGACCCGTATATTTTTTTATAAAACCGTAAACTTTTATTTTTTTAAGCATCTTCCTTCGGTTCAATTACAATCATTTTATCTAAATCTGGACAAACAAGATAAAAAGGTATTTGAATTGCATTACAACTTGCTACATCTTCTGCTGAAAACTCTAATACATTTTGAGGGTGCGAATGCACAACACCTACAACTTCTCCTTTATCCTCACCATCTGCAAAATCAAAAGGGTCAATAACAAATGAAGTCATTTCAAATTCATATGAAACATTTTTACATTTATAATATTCATATCCTTTTTCAGTTTTTAAAAACAAACCACAACATTCATTAGGGACACATTCCTTAGCATGATTTATGGCTGCTTTTTTACATTCTTCGTTCATAATTAATTTATAAAAGTACCGACTCCTTCAAAATCTTTTCTTGTGACTTGTCTTGCTGGTACTCTTTTATTTTCCATATCAAGCCTGTTGACTAGCTCAAACGATACAACATCTCTGCTTTCTTGTATTTTTCTATCAATAAAATAAATTTCTTGAGGAAATTCATTTGAACTTGGTGTACCAAATGGGTTGCTTCCACCTGAAAAATTACTGGCATCCAACGAATCTGCAGTAAGTGTTCTTCTTGTTACTTTTGAATCTAATAAATCATTATGGGCAGTCACCAAATTAACTGCAGCAAGAAGATCAGTTACCCTTATCACACTGCTTGAACCACCAGCTACTCTTGTGATACCACCTAAATTACTTAAAACTAATGTAGGTCTTGGTATTTTACCTTCTCCAGCATACTCATAACCTTTTGCCTCTACAGGAAACCTTTGATAAGTATTTGATTGCCAAACAATATTCGCATAACTATCAATATTAGTTCCAGCATGAAAACGAAAAACTGTGGTAACACTTGTGGGGTTGCCAGTTGCATAATGCAAACCCTCTACAAGCTCAAGTTCAAAAAGTTCAATAATTGAATTAGGATTTAGTTTTTGTAATTCAGAATGAGGTATTGCCATCAGGGTTCAAAAACTTCTTTAAAGGTGAGATTCATAGATACTCTAGAATTAAAAGGAATTGAAGATGACCTACTTGTGCAAACAAAATTTCTTGCAGAAGATTCTCCTCCTATTGTGAATTGAAAAGCAGCTTGATCGTCAAAACGTGCATTTAAAAAAGTGTTAATTGTGTCAGCATCAGTTTGTGAAATATTAAATGTCAAAGTTACAATATGATATCTTTTATTAGCTGCCAATCCCCTAACTAGGCGTTGTTCATAACCATCACCAAGTTTAACAACAATATTATCTTGCTCAATTGTTTGAGTTTGACCGTATAAAGGTTGGATTGATGGAAAAGTTGCCATTATGCTAGTAAACCTCCGCTTCGTTTTTCTCTTACAAGTGTTTCTTGAACGACTAAAGCAATTGTCTGCCCTAGTTCCTGTGAACCAGCCTGATTACCTTGTACAGTGCTGCCAGTCGCATCTACTGAAACATTAACTATATTTGTTATACTATCGCCTCCAGATGCTACAGATGGAATTATAGTACCTGATCTGTTAGGAATAAATAATTCTGGTTGACGTTCTCCAACAATATAAGGCTGACCAGCTTTTACTGGTCCACCATTTTCTCTGTTAAAAATACCTCCAATGATTGATCCAATTATCCCTCCAACGCCTCCTTTATCACCTTCTTCTTTATTAAACCCTCTTTGGAAATTTTTGAATAATTCATCAAGAGCAAGGTCTAAAAGTTGATCTTTTATTTTGTTTAAAACATTATTCATAGCATCTCCAAAAGATTGCGCACCTTTTATTGCCTCTTTAAGGTTATCTTTAATATTTTCTTCTAATGCCACACCTATTTGTTTGAATTTTTCTTTAAGTTTTTCCGCTTCGTCTTTATTTTTTTTGATTAAATCAAGTTTTCTCTTTAATGATTCTTCTTGTTTTAAAAGATTTATTAATTGTTCAGCATCCTCTTGGCTAAATTCATTTTTTATTTGTGCAATTTTATCTTCAAGTGTAATCTGCTCTACAGTTTTTCCATTAATTTGTTCCTCTAAAATGCGGATTTTTTTCAAAGAATCTATTGTTTGATCATTAAATTTTGCATTTATACGCTCAAGTTCTGACCTCTCTTTTTCACCTTCTAATATTTTTTTTGTAGTTTCAAGTTCTTTAATATCTTCTCTAATTCTTTTTTTAGATGCTGGTCTTATTCTTTGCTCATTTAATTTTTTTTGTTTTTCTGCTATTTGATCAATAATTTTTTGTATTTCACCACCATCATCTTTTAATATTCCAAGTTGTCTATTAAATTCTTCTTGAGCTTTAGCATTTTCTAATGTTGCATTTTTATTGTCTATAAATTTTGCGGCTAAAAGTCCTAATCCAACAACAACAGCGCCAATACCAGTTTTGATTAGTGCCACTTTTAAAACAGAGAGAGCAATTGTCATTTTTGTAATTCCACCAGCTGCCACAAATGAAGCCGCCCCAAGTCCCTTAAGTCCAGTTGCAGCTAAAACAGAATTTGCGGCACTTACTTGCATTGATATAGCCATAGATGACAGTTGACCAATTATTAAAGGAGTAACCACCGTAACCCCTTTAATTGCAAGAGCGATTCCTGTAAATATTAAAGAAACCTGACCAGCACCAGAATTAAGAAAGTCTGCAATTGCTTTTGTAACTTCTGTAAGTCCTCTTATCACAGGTAAAAGAACAGGAGTCAATCTGTCACCAAAAGCTCTTGCCAAATTTTCAGTTTCATTTGATAAATTTTTAAAAACTTGTGTTGGATCATTTTTTAATAAAGCTGCAAGAGATTTACCACCTTCAGTCTCTATTTTTTTCAAAGCTCTTATAACGACACCGCTTGTTATTTTGCCTTCACTACTAAATTTTTTAAGCTCTCCTACAGTTGTTCCAAGCTCATCAGCCACTGGTTTTAATATTGTTGGGATCTGTTCTGAAATACTCCTAAATTCATCTCCCTGTAGCCTTCCAGAACCAAGTGCTTGTGCTAATTGTCTAAAAGCGTTTGAACTTTCAATAGCTGTTGCTCCAGACAATTTTGCAGCAGTATTAAAACCAAAAAAGGTTGTTTTTATGTCTTCAAGTGAAACTCCAAGCGGTTGTAGTCTTGCAGTAATGTTTGTAATTCCATCCAGTGCCTCTGTTGAACTCAAACCAAAAGTTCTCTGAGCTTCTGATACTAATTCAAGTGACCTCTGAAAATTACCAGACTCCTTTGTAAGTAATCCTAACCTTACAGTTAATTTTTGAAAATTAGCAGATATTTGCACAGATTGTTTTGCCAAAGCAGTAAACCCGATCCCAGCAACAGCGGTTTTTAATACACCGAATGATTTTTGAAGTTGCGTAGTTTTAGTTTGAACACCTTGAAGCGATCTGATAGCACTGGTTCCATCAACAGTAAGTTTTACATTTGCCTGTGCCACAAATAAAAAAAGCCTTTATCTTATATTACCTTGAATTGCGTTTTTGTCGTTGGTACGCTTTTTTTTCTTCGTCAGTTTTAATTTCATAATATCCAGCCCAATATATAAGCTCTGCCTCAGTCATATTCATCCTGAGTTCTTGCACTGTTTTGCCAAGTTCTGTTGCTAGGAAAAACTCAAATCTAAGCCAGTTATCCCCTTTTATTCTTTTTTTGCTATGTCAATATCAAGTTTTATGTCATTTAAAAAAAGTTCAAGTTCATTTAAAACTTTTTCTGGAAGGCTTCTTTGTAAAATTGGAGCATCTGACATATCAAAAGCTGGCGTTCCATCTTCTTTCTCAGCCATTTGACAGAGAAGTTGAGTAGAAATGATCAAAGCATCATCAGAACCAGCTAATTGTTGTGCTTTTACTCTTGCATATCTTGTAATCGGTTTGAAGTATAAAGTCATAATAACTTTATCTTTTGAATCTTTGACTTCAAATTTTCTTCTTGTAACCATTTCATCTTTGAATGCTCCAAGAAGAACGTCAGCGGTTCTTTCAGTTGCCATAAATTATTTAGATAGCTGAAGTAATCGTACCGCTTGGTTTGAATGTGATGCTAATAGTGTTTACATCACCTAAAGATGAACTTTGCTCAAAGTTTGTTACAAGTCCACTAAAGCTAATTTTTGCGGAGCCACTTGCACTGTCAGGGAAAAGTTCAAAAGATGCTGTCGCTGGGTCACCTGTGGTCAAGACCCCATCCATAAAGGTTGCAGTTTCACCAGATGCGGCGTTATCATAAACCAACTCAGCAGTTCCCTCACCTTCAATAAGACCACCAATAAATTTTTTGAATGTGTCACCTTGAACAGTTGTTTCTTGGGTATCTTTAGTAATAGACATAGACCATGATCTTGTGCCTAATACTGGGTTAACTGATGAGCCACCATCGTCAAACTTGACTTGACCAACATCACCTTTTACAGCAGCCATAACAATAAAAAGAAAGATTTATAAATATATTAACCTTTTTTTAGTGAATTATC